CACCTCGAATGCCAACAATGTTATCAACCCTATCGCCAGTCAATAGCTGCGTATAGAAATGTCTGATAGCTTGTTGGTCATCGATTAGGTACTTCTTATCCTTAATAAAATTATAATGCCAACCACGAATCATGTCAAGGTCTTTATCGATAGACATGACGATATATTCCTCAATGTCTCCAATCTCATAAGCCTTGATACCGATAGCGTCATCAGCCTCTTGTCCTTCTACTACGATACAACCCCACGCCTTCTCAAGGTACTCTCGAATCAGCCCGTAGTGTTTGGGTTTGGCTGCGGTACGGTTTCCCTTGTAAGGCGCGGTTACTGCTATGTCAGTCCTATAGTTCTTCTTACCTGTGAGATACCCTTGGTAGTCTCCTACATAGGGTTTCATCACCAGCTCTTCCATGAACTCAGCACATCGTGCCAAGCAAATCTTGTCGCTAACTTCTTCGGAAGCGAATCCGATTCGGTAGCATACAATGTCGGCATCGATGAGTGCTAACATTACTTCTTCAGAAACGTAGCCATAGCTTCGAGTGCCTGTGCTGCCTGCTTCTTACTGGAGAACTCGTTGTCATTGATAGTGACAGAGCCATCAGAGGACACAGAAAACTTAAAGCATTCTCCTCCCCAGAATGAGGCAGGTAATCCGTCAACCTCTACTTCAAACACAGACTCTACTGGTGATACCTTCACATTAAACTTAGGTGTAGGTGCTGTTAATTTCTTTGTTGTCATCTTCTTTCCTTTCTTAGAGAACATCGTCAGCGGTTTCAACGGCATCAGATCCTTCGTAGACTACTAGATCTGTGACGATTAGCTTGTTAATCCCAATTCCTACACCCTTCTTGCCTTTGTATGAATACTCATAAGGCTTGAGCAGTGCAATCCCTTTAGACCCGTTACCAACCTTAGCTGTGATAGCGTTACCGTTGCTGTCCTCAGTCTTGATAGGATAGTTTACAGACTTAGCTGTAATGTACTGTCCCTTCTCAGGCTGGCCTTCTTTGGTAAGAACATTCACACCCATGCTCGATAGAGCACCTACAGCACTTTTGGTAAGGTTACAGAGGTCTACCTGGTACTTCCCTGATAGCTGATTAGGCGTATCCAAGAAAGCCCACATAATCTCTGCCTGTACTTTAAGTGGTTTCAATTCCATTTACATCTCCTTTTCTAAGTTACAAGTAATATTATAGCACATCAGTGGAAATTGTCAACATCCTTTGGATCAGATTTCATATCCTGAAACATCGCCATCATATAGGCAGTGCTGAAGATACTCTTTAGCTCCTCCATGTTCTGAACCGATGTCTGCATATTGATAGTCTTGTCCTTCTTTATGTTGATAAAGACTACATCTTCCATGTCTTTCCAAAAACCATCTTCAAAGTCTAGTGGGTTTGTGCCCATGTTGTTCCTTTCTTGTATTCACCGTCTAGTGGGCAGCGAAGACCTAAGACTTCTCCTGCTTCCTTGATACTGCTTACTGCTAACTTACCTACTGCATCTGCATCTTCCTGACTGCATTCGATCTGCCACTCGTCATGAACATTAGCTACGAAGTTGGCATTAAGTTTCTGCTGCTGAATCTTACTGTTTAGTATAACCAAACCTTGCTTCATCACTATTGCACCAGCACTCTGCAGGAGTGTGTTAAGTGCTGCGTGTGCGGAACGAACTTGTAGTTTCCTACCGTCCAGACCTGGTAGCGTCCCTTGTTCTGATAGGCGTTCAACCTTTTCTCTAAGACTCTTGAGAGCAGGAGTGTTGCGAAGAAAATTACTGATGAGTTCCTGACCATCTTTTGCCGAACCACCAACAATCTTCCCGATTTTGGCAGGCCCTGCACCATATAGTAGGGCATAAATAAATGTTTTGGCTTGTGCCCTTGTTTCCAAACCAGCAGCGAGTTGGTTTTTCGTGTGTACATCGCCTTCAACGATTTCTTTTGCATAGCTTTCATCCTTCATATAGTGTGCCAACATACGAAGCTCTAAGGAGGCCGCATCAGCACCTACTAAGACATTACCATCATCCACTGTCCAGCAATCCCTACACTCGTGCCCCCAAGGACTACTGCTACTAGGAACCTGTGCCATGTTAGGGCTGTGGTGTGTCATCCGTCCCGTGACTGCCCCGTTGGTGATGACCTTACCGTGAACCCTGCGCTCGTCAGATACAAACTCAAGCCATGATTCAACCTGAGCCACCCGTTTCTGAATGAGTAAGTACTCTGCGATCCTCTTTGCCTCTGGAATATCAACTCCGTCAAGAACTGATTCGTCAACAATTACAGCTCCTTTCTCAGTGTGCTTAGTAGGTTTCCAGCCCTTCTCAATCAACCGCTTTGCTATCTGCTGGCGTGAACCAGGATTAAATACCTCAACATCGTCCTTCAACTGCTTGCCTGTCTTCTCACTAAACCTCTGAGTGATAATGGGTGGGAAAATGGTTTGCAGCTCCTCTTCAATGTCAGACAGTCTACGCTTCCATTGTCCAAGCAGGCACTGGGCTTTCACAGTATCAAGTTTAAAGCCATGCTTCTCCTGCTTAGCAACGATAGCCTGCACCTTATGCTCTAACTCGATGGACTGCTCAGAGAATCCACGCAGCTCTTGCGTCAGATACAGGTACAACTCACCACAGATTGTCACATCTTCTTGACAGTACTCAATCATCTTATCTGTCAGGCCGCCCTCGAAATCTTCGTATTCCTTCTTGGTTCGGTTTACTAGCTTTGCGAGATTGGCTAGACTGTGACCACCCTCTCTTGACGGGCTTGAGAGTCTTGACATAACCAGTGTGTCCCGTACTTGGCTCAGTCTGATCGAAGTCTTCCATAGTCTGTTTAGGACGGGGTAGTCGAATGATATTCCGTTGTGGGCGATTATCAGTTTGGCCTGCTGAATAAACTTGTTGAAGTCTTGTGCGCTTGTCCATGTCTTTACTTCTTTAGTGTCAATGTCATAGGTACAGCATACCCAAATACAGTCATGCTTTAGATTAGTTTCGATATCCAGTGCAACTCTCATGTAGGTAGATTCCATTTCCTATTGTGTTAAATATTTTATCATACTTTAGAAGTTTTAGCAAGTTATCAAAGTATCCTACTTTCCCGTCATTCTCCACACAGATGATCTTAGGTCTACCCAACATCGTCTGAAGCACTGGGTAGTCCAGCCCTTCTATGTCTATACACAATAAATCAGGGACACCATACTGAGCATACAAATTATCTAAAGTTACAACCTTTATTGGTACTACCTTATTTAGCTTGAACTCAGGGTGCAGCTTAATAAACTGAAGCACTGTATCGTAGTCAAAGCTGTTCCTGCCTGAGAAATCATCTACCATAAAGAACTCCAGCTCACCAGCCACAGGCCCTACTCCCACATTCAGTATCGTATCCCTACCACGATGCCTGTTGAAAGCCTCTATGTGGTTTGGGTTTGCCTCCACACAGATCCCTGAGTGTCCACGTTCGTACAATAAGGCAGTGTTACTGATATTGAAAGGATGGTGTGCCCCAACATCGAAGTAGCTGCCCTTGTCAATACCCAACTTATAAAAAACATTCAGTAGGATTAAGTCTTCTCCGAACTGCGAGTAGGTCTTATCCCCGAATGCCTGATCAGGATGACTCATAGTTCCTCCATCATAGTCTCGCTCATGCGGCCTGTAATCCGATCATAGTAGAGACCACAGGCAGGGCCAGTCAGTCCACTGAATCGGTTCTTAAGCACCCGAACCCTGGTTGTATGCCGCTCCTTAAGATCCTCAGCCTGTCCGTTACGCTCTAGACCCAGCACCATATCCGACAACTGACCAATCGATCCTGAGCCTCGTAGAGCAGACAGAGAGGTACTTGCACCTTCCTCGTGTCCTTTACCGTCAGGCCGCTTGAGGTGAGAGACACAGAACAGGGCAATACCAGTCTCTTGAACCACCATCCGCAACTTAGTCATGATCTCGTCTAAGGCTTTTCGCTCGTCACCATTGTCTTGTGCAGATACCACGATACTAACGTGATCAAGAAAAATATACTTGCAATCAAGAGCCTTAGCCATGAAACGTACTCGTGTGATAATGTTGTCAATGGCAGTAGAGCCAAAGTGATCAAAAAGATACACACGACCAGTACCCAATGTAGCGTCAAAAGAGTCTCGTAGTTCTTCATTAGTAACCTCGATGTCAGGTAGGTGCAGTGGCTTGTTAGCGTGTAGACTCATCAGGCTCTTAGCAGTGCGCTTCACAGACTCTTCCAAGAACAGCAGACCAATGTTGTCCTGAGTGTTGTTGATGATATGATACACAATCTCGCGTAAGAACTGAGACTTACCTAGCCCTGATCCAGCCGTGATAGTGACCATCTCCCCAGACCTGATACCGTAAGTTAGGTCATTTAACCCACCAAAGGGGTAGTTTACGTCAGACTTTTCCACTGGTTGATTCACTAAATCCCACAATCCAGCACCATCGATGATTCCATCAGGTGTGTACCGCTCAGCCCTCCA